GTTCCCTCTGTACCACCGATAATCACCAATCCATCCACCACGTGTGACAGCATCGGTGTCTGTCTGGCGCTCCACGGATATGTCTCAGCCGCTGCCGTCCACGTTATTCCATCCGTCGAATACCATAGATCAGCCAGAAAATTCCCCAAACAGCCGTCTATACCCCCAGCAATCCACATCTTCCCATCCCAAACACATGCGCCAAAGGCCATCCTCGCGCACCACGCCGCGGCAGCCGTTACTCGTGTCCAGTTTGCGCCGTCCGTCGAGTTCCAGACGTCATGAAAGGTGTAATCTGAGTCCCCACCCCCCATGAACCAGAGTTTCCCATCGTGTGAAAGGAGTTGAAACCCCGACCGGGTCCCCCAAGGCGCCGGAGTAACCACCGTCTCCCATGTTGTCCCGTTTTTTGTCCTGTAAATGGCACTCCAAGGTGGCGATGCAGGATACCCTCCCGAGGCGCAATACATATACTCGCCCAACACCGCTGTCTGGCACTTCGTTCGGGCCCAAGGCGGATCAACGAAATTGAAATCGTTGTCTTTGTACCCAAAGACATTCTGAGTGGCCAGCGTCATTTCTTCACCACTTCTGAGCAACGGCCCCGCCGCCGCTCACGTAGAAATCCGTCAACGGGCAAACCGCCCCCGTCTTGACGTGATACACCAGCGCCTCGCTCGGAACGTCCCGCCCCGGCTTATATAACCCGCACAGGAGAATCGTGTTGCTCGCCGTGTCGAACATCATCACCGCCTCGTGAAACCGGGTGCCGTCCAACCCCGAAAAGAACCCCCGCGTCTTGTCCTCCGCCACCCGAACCACGTCCGTCCCGGTGTTCCGAAGCAAACTGTACCCGTCAAACACCCAGTGCGCCCCGTCCGCGTCCGGCGTCACGCAGTACGGCCCCGGAATCCCCACCCCATCCTTGACCAAGTAGTACTCCAGGTCATTCTGAACCGGCGTCGAATCCTCCGGGTCTGCCCATGCGCCCCCCGTCATCGCCCAAATCGAACCCGTCTTATATACCATCAATCGGTGCATCATGCTCAAACCACACACGATCTCCTGCCCGTCCCCCTCGTTCACCGCGATCTCCAAGGTCCCATCCAGGCAGAACATCTCGGACGCCCCCCACACCCGATTCCCGACGTAAACCGTGTTCGGACATCCCATCAACTCCCAAGCGTAATCCCCCGTCGTCCCCGCCCAAGCCGTCGCCAATCTGACTTTCCACGCGCTCCCTATCGAATCCCACCACACATAATCAATCAGGTATTCCACCCACATCCCATTCTCGTTCTTGATCCGGATCGTCCTCGAATCCATCCACGGACGGAAATAGGGCGGCAATGTCGTCGCGTAAATCGTCTTCACGCCATTCGTGCAATGCACCGTCGTCCCCGCAACCGTCCACGCCGGCAACCCCAACCCCACGAACCGCCCCTGGTGAAACACGCACCATCGGAACGATGGGAAACACCGCCGATTCGGGATATAGACCGTCGCCCCCGGATTCGCCGCGCTGTCCACCAAACTGTAATCCGACGCTTCCACCGTCGCCTTCGCAACCTCGCCCACCAAGTAAAAGTCCGTCTGTGTCGGTCCCCGCCGCCAAAACCGGTAGAAGTCGTAGTAGTCGTGATGCGCGTCCGTCGGCTCTCCCGAGTCGGTGTGCGCCCGCGGAGTGAAAAGCGTGTGCCCGCTCACGACTGGCCCCGCAATCGTCACCTTCCCCGTTGCGGGCACTTCTTCCGAGACAATCCGGATCATCTCCCCATCCCGCGCCAAAACCGAATCGTAGAGAGTCACCCCGTACTCATAAACCCCCTCCGCCATGCTACCCCCACTGGTCCCATCCGCCGTCCACAGGCATTCCAATCCCTTCAAACCCGTGTTCTTCACGATGTCCCGCCACAAGAACCGCGGCCGCATCCCCGCGTGTCCCACCACGTGCAACCGCGTCCCCGCCACCAGCCACGGCATATACACCGGACCCCATCCCGATCCCCAATTCTCCGCGAATCGCGCCGTCTCCGAAACCGTCAATCCATCGTTCATGCTCTGCTTCGCCAGGCGCGGCTTCTCATACCCGTCCTCGTGGGTATGGACACAAACCAACTGCCCCGCGAAGTTCGAGGAATTCTCTGTTACGTAAGCTGAAACTTGGTCATCTGTGGCGCCGGCCAGCGCCTTCAGGTTCAACTTTTGCAGACCCAGCGCGGTCCGTAGATCCGTCGTGGCCGCGCCGACAATCAGGTTCTCCTGCACCGGGGCAAACTTCCCCAAGTCCTCCCCGTCCGCATCGAAATTCGCGCCCCCGAACTGCTTGAGTCCCACCAGGAATTCGCGCCGCCCCCTCGTTGCCATGTCTCAATTCTCCGGATCACACTGCACCTGCCTCGTTACACCCGAATTCCGTTCCCGCCCCGCACGCATCGCCGCCTCATACGCGCCCGCATACCGGCCCCCCACTATCTTCGGCCCGTCCGGAAGGGCCAGCGCCGTCTCGTACACCAACAACGTCGCCCACAACTCCGGCCAGTTCTCCATGATGAGAAACCGATCCCCCGACGCCGCAACCGGACTCAGCGCCGTGTCCACGGTCAGCAACCACGTCGCCGGCGCATACGCCGTAATCAACGCCTGCCGCACCACGGTTGTCTCTTCGAGGATCCCAAAACCCATCCCTGGAACCCCGGAACTCCCTTCGTACCCCAAGCAGTCAATCACTCGTTTTTCGCTATAGGAAGGCACTGGCACTTGAATCACCGTCCCGCTTGTCCCGGCCCCTTGCGTGGACAATGTCCCGTAACGCGCCGGCCAGGGTTGCCGCACGTACCGCAACGTCCACGTCTCCGCTTTCGTCAACGCCGTATCAAACCACAACCGGTCATGTGCGAACCGCATCCCGTATCCCGTCCGAAGCCCCTTCTGATCCCAAATCTGCAACCCCGACTCCGTCACGATAGACCTCAATGACTGCACGAACCACGGCAATTCGTAACTGACGACTCCCGCCGCCAACGCCACGTCCGACTGGTACTCCCAAAACCCCGAATCGCACCGGCGCATGTACTCCCCGACCCGCCCCTGAGCATCATTCAACGCCGCAACCACTCCACCCAAGTTGTACGCCGGATTGTCCAGGAACTCCTGCTCCTCCAACACCCGAAAAATGCCGTGCAGTATCTCTATCCCGTGCATGTCCCACCTCTCACGCGATCACCATCACGTCCCCGATTCCCGGAGTCAGACGAATCTCGATGCTGCCGTTGATCCGCGTCTTCGTTTCGATCCGCTTCGCCTTCATCAGCCCCACGATCCGCTTCTCATCCGACCATTTGTCCCACACCCGCTGCCCCATCAACACGATCCGCGGCGCATACTCCGGTTTCCGACATTCCAAGGCCATTCCCACCCTCTCATGCACCATTCGCAGTACCTCCTCCCCGAAGTCCTTCTCGGTCGTGATGGCCTCCACTGGAACCACGCAAACCCCTGGAATCCCACATGCCTCATCTATTTTTGCCATTCCCGTCCCCGCTTGATGGGGTTCGCTCTCCCGCTGTTTTCTTGGCATTCCCCGGCCTCCTTGTCCCCTCTGTCAAAATCAAGTCCACGTTCTCCCCATCCTGCTCCTCGTCCTCGTACCGCTTCCGAATCGCGTCCCTCAGATTCGCCTCCTCCCGCGCCTGCTTGAACTCCTCGAACGTCCGCGGCGTCCACCGCCCGTGCGGATCCCCGCACAACTGCTCAAGCAACCTGTCATCCAAGGGCAAATACCCCCCGTTCACCTCCAACCCGATCCGCCCCTGCCCATCCTCGCTTCCCTGCCAGTGCAGGACGAAGACAAACTGCTGCCCCGGCTCAATCGCCCCGGTCTTCACCATCCGCAACCGGTCCCCCTCTGGAACCTCCCGAACCACGATCCAGTGTGGTATCGCGCATTCCCGCCGAATCACGGCCGCGCGCGCCGCGGCCAAACCCCGCAACATCCCCGGATCCCCCGCCCCTCTCTTCAAGTCCTCCGACCAGACCAGATTCAGATACCGGTCAAAGGCCCTTAGATCGCGCGCAAAACCACCAGGAATCGTCGGCGCAGGTTGCATCGTTCTCCCTTTCGCAACGGAGATGGAGGGCGGTCATCCAAACCCGCCCCCCGTGCTCAATCCCCTGGGTTGTAGATCAGAACATACGTCCCAGCATTCGCCACCGCCCGAGTGAACTCCACAACAACGGATCCCGCCGTTGTACAGTAAACCGAGCTCACGAAACTGTTTGTCGTTACCGTCGCGTCCAACTTCGGATAGGCCGCAATGGCGTGTCCCACCGCTAAATTCGGAACCGTCCACGTCGCAGTCGTCGCCCATTTCGCCACACTGAACTCCCGAACCGCCACGGGGCGATAACTGTACCCGTTATCCACCACGCTCATGCCGCAAACCAGCAACCCCACCAGGAAAGGCAGGATCACCAGCAAAACCACCCATTTCGTCTTCATGATCTCGCTCGCTTTCCGAGGGGGACCCGGTCTCCCAGGCCCCCCCCATCATTCTCTCTCTTCTACCTCGTCGTCAGGGACTTCTCCGGTCAGGCAGCCAGACCGCCCGTGGTCCCGTAGGTCGTGCTCCCGGCCAACAGGCCAATGATCCCCAACCACTTCCCCAGTCCCGTCCGCCTGGTGCATCCCAGCTGAACGTAACTGTCGAAGTGGCACGCCATCGAGTCAATGTACGCCCCACTCGAAAGCGCCATCCGGACCGTCCCGCCGTCGAAGTCAATCAGGTTGATCAACTCCCCGCCGAGAACCCCCAGAAGCAGGCAGTCCTTGGTCACCAGGAACAGCGTTCCGTAGGGGCAGTCCGGGTCTTTGATGACCGTGTGACCGCTCCAGGTGAAACTGTCCCAGTACCCCTCGAACTTCGCTTGGGCCCCCTGGAACATCCGCGAACCGAGCAGGACCCATCCCATCGCGTCGTACACCTCCGGCGACGCGAGAATCAGGTCAATGTCCCGGTCCTGCCGGCGTTCGATCTTCGTCATCATCGTCTTCAGCGTCAACGGACTGAACGCCACCGGGGTGGCCGAGTTGTCCTGGACTACCGACTGCCACCAGTAGTTGCTTGACGCCGTGATCCCCTGGAATGTCCCCGTCCCGATGATGTCGCTGAGTCCCTGCGCGCCATTCCCATAGGACGACGCCCAGTGAATCGTGTCATTGTCCGCCGGCGTCCCCGTGATCGTGCAGGTGAACGTGTTCTCCCCCGTGATGTCCGTGATAGTGACAGCCACGGCGTTCGACACCGGGGAACCGCTCCGGTAGAAGTCCACCACCATCCCCGGCTCCAGAAACCGGCATCCGTCCGGCCCGTCCAGCGTCACCACGTCCGGCGTCCCGTCGGTGAACGACGCCACGGTCGCCAGCACGTTCGTTGTCCCGCGGTGAAAGTTCCAGTTCAGGCCGTGTTGGAACTTCTTCCGCATGTTCTCGATCTCCCGGCGCAGCGGCCGCACAATCGAAGCCGCGTCCGTCGCCCCGCGAAGCTCCTCCTCCCGAGGCACCTGCACCGTCCCCAAAGTCCGAGCCAGCGGAATAGTCAACTCCGCGTAACTCGATTCCGTGGCCGCCGGAAAAGCCGCCCCCGAAGCCGACGGCTGGGATATGCCCGCCGTCAGACCCTTCTCCACTTTCACGATTATGGAGCGGCCGGTCATCTCCGCCTGCTCCGCCTTCTCAGCGATCCGCAGGAAAATGAAACTCCGCTTGATCTGCTCCCGCAAACGCGGAAGGTAATGGTACTTCAGGGCATAGTTAATGCCCGCCGTTGTCACGCCTGCCATGGTGCTATCCTCCACCTACAAGATGCACCCGTTTTTCCCCGCTCTACTCCGCCGACTTCCGGAGAATCTCCTTCACCGCGGCGTCCGATTCCTCACTTCCAATCGCGGAGAGAGGCTTCGACCCTACCGCGCTGGAGGGACGCTCCCCGCCCCGGTCCAGGATGCTGCTCTTCCGCTCCGTCTGCACTTTCGGCTTGCACAGGTGCGGATGGTACCTCGCAAGGTACTTCGCCACCTGCTCAATCGTAGCCCCCTCCGGCGCCCGACTTAGGAACCCCTCCAGGACCTCGACATGACGGATGTTGTATTTCTTCGCCGCCTCTCCAAGCGCCGCATCGAAACGCGCCTCCATCTCCTGTCGCTCCCGTGCCTGCCGACTCGTCGCACTCTCCCCGGCGAGATTTTCCAACCGTGCCTTCAGAGCCTGAAGCTCCTTGTACTGATGACGCTCAAACGGCGAAAGATCCTCCAGGTCAACTTCCTCCTCGGATTCGCCCTCGGACTCTTCACCTTTCGCCTGCGCCTTCAACTTGGCTTCCAGCGCATCCAGAGCCTTCATCCGCTTGTCCAGCTCCGTCGCCTGACGGCTCAGGCGTTGCACCCACTCCTTCACCTCCGTGGGCGCTTCACCCTTCGCGCCGGCATCCGGCGCCGCCGTCTCTGCCTTCAGGAAATCTCCCAGGGATGGCACCTCTCCCTCCTGCGAAGTCTTTTTCTCGCCCCCGTTCTCAGGCGCGGCTTGCGTTTTCCCAGCGTCCTTCGCCGGGGCACTCTCCGTTGGCCCGTGGTCCGTCGCCGAAAGCTCCTTCGCCAAGTCCTTCATCACCGCGGCATCCGCCGCGTCCAATTCCTTGTCATCGTCCATTGCCCGTTCCTCCCCCGTTATTCCTCTCCGGTCCAGCCCCCATCATCCCCATTGCCGGCTCCGGCTCTTGCCCACCACTCTGTACCAACTGCGCCTTCTGTGCCTCTTCCGCCGCCTTCTTCACCAACATCAACTCGTGTATCTCAATGTGCTGGGCCATCGCCTGCTTCTCCCGTGACCCCAACATCCGAAATTTCATCGTGTTCACATAGGTCATGTGCGCTTCCAAATGCGCCCCATGGTCCTCCAGGTGGTACGGATCAGCCATCACTCCCTTCTTCTCCAGGTTCACTTGCTCCCGCCTCGCCGTCGCAACCGCCTGCTCTGCCGTTGTCCTCAATGTCTTTTGCGGCAAACCGTACTCCAACCATTCCATGACCTGCTGAAGTTCTTTCTCCCGCCCCTCCTGAAACAACCCCCGCGTCTGCATCTCCAGCACAAAAGCGTGCTTCTGCGCCGGCATCAACGGAACGCTCGTTCCCACCTGCAACCGCACCGCCCGCACCCCCTCGATGTCTTTGCCCGTGAATTCCTCCACGTCCCACTGACTGTCCTTCCCCACAATCGCTATCCACCGCGGCACATCGAAAAACGCATTTGCAATCTTCAACTCGTTCCGGAAATGCACCAACAACGCGCTCTTAAAATTCGCCACCGCGTGCTGGCTGTTCGTCGTGTCCTTCTCCTGCAACTGCGCGATAGCCGTCCCGCTCAATTGGCTCGTCGGCAATCGCCCCTGACTCACCTCATGCACCCCGCTCAGTTCCCCCATCCACCGCGCCTGATTCGACGGCTCATCCACGACCTCCGGACGCAATCCTGGCGGCTCAAGGTAACTCGGCGGCGTTCCCCCGCTGAACTCCACCAACTCCCCCGGCGCGTTCGATATGCCGTTAATCCCGCCTTCGCGCGGAATAAGTATCTTGGGATGCGTCGAGAGATTGAAATGCTCTTGTTTCCGTGACTCCATCTTGTTCAGTCGCTCTTGTGGATCCACCAAATCCTCGCCCATGCTGCATGGAAACGGATTCCCAAGGAAACTGTCATAAACCACCGCCGTCAACGGCTGCCATTCCACCGTCTCATCCGCCAGCAACACGTTCCCGCACCAAGTCACTACGCGCCACACCCCGCAAGCGTCCCCACCCGGCCCCAACTTTTCATAACCCTGCCGCACCGTCACCCGTTTCAAACTCCGCTCGGCGCCCGTGTTCACACTCCCCGGGTTCTCCCCCGACAACCATCCCGACAGCGCCCGCTCGAGCGGATTCATCCGGTCCGTTCCTGCCTCCGACTCCCCGACTTCAGCCGCGTCTCCCGTCACGTAGATCCCGCGTTGCGGATATTGGTCGCGCAGTTCCCCAATCGTCCGCACCTCGCGCCGAATGTAGTACAAACTCTCCGTCGCCGTCTGACCGGGTTGCCAAAGCACGTCCCACGCTGGGAATATCTGCGTGACAATGCTCCCGATCCGCTGATTCAACACCATCCCGCTCTCCTGATCCCGCGCCGCGGCCGTGCGATTCGGATCCCAGAAATCCAGAATCCACCCCAAACCCGTTGCCGTGATATGCGCCGCCAAACGCTGCCAGTGCCAATCCGCCTGCCACTCCACTGAATCCCTGTACTGGAGGAATTGCGTCGCAATGTCCGCCGCCTCCTGAGCCGCTTCGTCCGCATTCGCCGGCTGCGCGACCGGAATCGGCTGGTCCACCAGGATCCGCGCGCGCCTGGCATTCACGTGCTGCCGGAACAAATTGATCGTCGCCCGAACCCTGTACGGCGCATCCGCCTCAAGCGGCGCCACCATGTACCCGTCCACCCGCCTCCGAGCCGTCAAAAGCCATTGGTGCCCCAGATAGAATGCCGCAAGTTTTTTCGCCTTCACGAAATACTCAAAGCAGAAATCCTCCGCCGCCTTCCGCCGATCCTCCCACTGACGAATCACCGGACCCGTCACACCCGCCTTCGGATCACCCCCCGCGATCCGCGCGTCAATCCGCTCCTCCTCGTTCGCGTAAGGCATCTCACCTTCTGGAATGTTCGGTGTCTGGTCCATCCTGAAACCCTTTGCGGAGGGGCGGAGTCTCCTGAGAGATCATCCACCCCTCCCAGCCGGCAGTAACGGGTGTGAATCGCGGGGCAGACCGCCGGCTGAACTGGTAGCGGGAACCGGACTCGAACCGGTGCCTGGAGTTTATGAGGCTCCCGGGTTCACCATCTTCCCCATCCCGCAACATCCTCCTGAAACGCAAAAAACCCCGCCTCCGCCATCTGCGGAAACGGGGCTCTTGCGAGAAATCCCGACTGCTATGTGCCCGACTTCGGCTTGGTCTCAGACGAGGACGAATCTGCCAGCAGATCTCCCACCGGCTCCCGCATTACCTTGACCTTACTCGCCTGCCTGATCCCCCCACCCTCAAAAATCAACTCCACCACGCCCGAAAACTGGCGCCTTTCCAATTCTGCCAAAAACCTGACCGCCGTGTCAACTGTTTTTTTCCGTCTCCCGCCGCGTCTCATCCATCCTCTCCCTATCCACGTCAAACGTCGTCCTTGATTTCTCTGCCCTTGGCCGTGGCGTCTCTTTCCTCGCCTCCATCACTTTCACCGCCTCCAACACCGCCGCCTTCTCCCGCTTCTCCCGCTCCTCTTCCAACCCTTCCCGCACGTCCCGCAACCGCAAGAGAATTTCGAGACCAACGAACCCCCCCGCTACCAAGCCCACCAGGACCGTAACCTCAATCACCCACAGCATTGCTATCACCCCCTTCCGGTTTCGACTCCTCGACCTTCACCTCTTGCGGAACACGCCGGACCTTAGACGATTCTCCTAAAGCCCCCAAGCGCTGCTGCAGGTCCTCCTTCTCAATCGCCAACCGCACCGCCTCAGACTGCCAGGCCACCGTCTCCCGCCGCGCGATCGTCAGCAACCGATCCAGCATCCGATTGTCCTTCACCAGCTCTTCGATTGTTTTCTCCGCCATCACCACATCCCCCTTTCCTTGGCCATCACCCCCGCTTCCTGCAACTCCTTCATCCGCCGATCCGCCATGTCCTCAGGCTTCACGATCTGCGGCCGCTTCAAACCCCCAAACCGAATGAAGTTCCCCGCGTACTTCCAGTCATCCATAGCATGATCGTCCTTCTTCACCGGCTCTTCCCGCGGGTCGCCCCGCTCCGCCTGACTCGCGGTCTGCTGCTGCCAGCGATATTCCTTCGCTTCTCGAATCCAATTCACGTTTTCCGGATGAATCGTCACCCGATTGTCCGCCAACAGCCGCTTGTTGAATTGTATCCCACCAGCCACATCTGTGTTGGCTTGAACCAAAACGATTCCCGTGCCTCGAAATGCCTCCTGGAACTCGCCCGCAACCGTGCTCCCGTCCTTCTCCCGCGCCCACGCACTCGGATCCGCCAATACTATCTTGATCTTCCGCGCCTGCAATCGCGGCTTCAAAACCTCCGCGTGTTGACTTGGCCTCCATTCGCTCCTGTAGTGTTCCCCCCATACAAACACCCGATCATCGTAATCCACCCCGTAGAAATGCACCGAGCACGGATTGACATACCCCCAATCCAGCGCCGCGAACTCCCGCCACACCCCCACCGGAGGCACATCGAACGCCCGCACGTGTCGGCTCTCGTCGAACTCCGTGTAAATCATGCCTTCGAACACATCCCACGAACCCTCCACGAACCGACGCACCCAGGCCTCGGGATACACCTCGCGCAATCTTGCCTCGAAGTCCGGCGGCAGATTGGGGTTGTCGCACGGCAGGGCTGGCACAAACGCCCGTGTGATAGTCTGTGGCTGTCCGTCCGACCCGGTTACATGCACCGTGCGCACCCGCGCCATCGTTCCCACCGGGAATTTCCTCCGTGGCCACCCCGGGCCTGGGTTGCTCCCCCAGAACAGTTTCGCCGGCGGTTGCCTCCCATCCGGCAATGTGCAACGCCCCAGTGCCCCCTGGATGGTCAGGTAGAATTCCTCGCTCGTCTCAATGGCCTCATCCAAACCGATCCATCCAATATTGCCCGACATCAAGCTAACCACGTCCTTTGTGTCCCGCCACAGAATGGTGCTCCAGGTCCCCCGCACGTTGATCCGCAATTCCGGACGTTGCGCGCCGCACCACCTCGCCTCCAATCCCTGAGCCAAATACGGCGGCAATACGCTCCGACGCATCACCTCCATCGTCGTGTCCCGCAAGTCGACCAAGTCCCGCCGCACCAGCGCGCCTACGTTCCCCGGCCATTCAATGCTCTGCCTCAACGCCTCATGGCACAAGCCAAACGATTTCCCAGGTCCGCGCGCACCCCCGAAACCCGTCTCGTTGTACCGCGCGACCGCTTGGTGAAAAAGCAACTGCTTAGCCGTTGGAATGATTGGTCCCATTGGCGGGCGTCTCCTCTGGCAAGCGTGGATCCTCGCTGTCCTCCATCGTGGGCAGCGCAAACTGTATCGGCTTCCCGTCCAGCCCGCTCACCTCCTGCTTCTCCGTCCACAACTTATGATACTTCCCCAGGAGCTCCAAAGACTTGATAATCTCCCCCGCCGATTTCGTGTCCCCCAGCGTCGGCGGCACATCCACCCGCGCGATCCGACTCAGACGATCCAACACCTCATCCGCCTGCATCAGTGCCTTCTTCGACAACTCTGCCATCCGCGCGTCAATCGCTTGACGAATAGCGGGTTTTGTCATGTTTTGAGACGCCATTTCCCTGGCCGACCTCGGACTATATCCCGCCGCAATCGCCGCTTTCGTCCCGTTGAACATCGTCCCCGCATTCGCCCCGGCCCTACGCCGTGCAACGCAGTATTCCTCAATGAATCGTCTCTGTTTGGCTGTCAATCTCGGAAGGGTTTTGTCCGACGGCGCGTCCATAGGGCTGCACCTCGAACCCCATCCTATCCCCATCCATCCGCCTTGGCAAGTGAAAACGACAGAATCCTACCGAAGCGTAGGAATCGCGCCCGAATACCCCGAAAACCTCGAAAACCATCCTGTAAAACGCACCCTGCAACTCACACATCTACAACATTCTACAAAGAATCATCATTTTAACTAAAATAAACATTGACATCTGGTTAGCCAAGTGGTATATTTAAGATAGTTGAGGGGGAGGACCCCATGAATACAAGGAAAGGAAGGGTAAGAAAATGAAAAACCTCCGCAACAAATATCACCCGGAGTACCGTTACAGAAACACTTGGATCCTGTCCTCGGACTATTGTTTCTCGGGATTTGAGCGCGGATTTCTTGTCTTCGTGCAAAATCCAAAACAGGGAGAGGAGATTCAGGATCAGTTTCGGTCGGCCGCTGCGGCAAAAAGGGCTATTCAGGAACATCCTGAAAGGTATTGAAAATGACCTTCGCCGAGGTTCGCCGGGGCTTCGGCCCCGGCCTTTCTTCCGACCCAAGCGCTGGACTTGGGCCGCAAGAAGGGCCGCGAGGGCGGCGGAAAGGACAGGAACATGAACATGAACCGCGAAGAGCAATCTCAGAAGAACAAACGGCGGCTATGGATTGCCGGAAGAATCGAGGATATCGTAAAGCATCCAGCCGTCTCACGTGCAATGAACGGGGGAGAAAGCACTCCGGCCTTGGAGGAATTGATCTCCTTGCGTCGAAGCCGGCGAGACGTGAAACGCGCGAAGTGCAATATGCGCGAAGAGGTCCAAGCTTATGGCGGTAATGATCCGAACAGCTACGATAAAGGTCGGATCGTCCAGGTCCCGAAGATGCCTGGCGATAGACGGCTGGGGGCGGCGCTAATCCTCGGCGGGTTGCCGGATGATCTTCGACAAATGATCGAGGAGGTGCTCCAATGAAACACCGAAAACCCAAATGGACCGGGCAGACGATCCGGGCCTTCCGACACTATCTGGGCCTCACGCAGAGGGAGTTTGCGGCGAGGTTGAGCAACAGCATGAGCAACCAAGCTGTGAGCCGTTGGGAAGCGGGGCGGGGGCATCCGTCCCCGCTGTACGTGGACCGGCTGGGCGAGATCGAGCGGTCCGAGGCGGCGCGGGAGAGCGCCGAGCGAGAGGCGAGGGAGAAAGGGGAAGGGACATGAAAGCAACCGTCAAAGAAGAGGATAAGCCGGTAAGCCGTAAAACCTGCGCGTGTTGTGGAGAGATGACACGTGGGCGGCAATGGTTCAACCGGGATCGGGGTTTTGGTTTGTGCCCCCAATGCGCGGATTGGATGCTGGAACACAACGAATTGCTTGAGGATATGGAGTCGTCTTATGGTGTTCGCGGAGTCCACTATGATGTTTCTGAATGATCGTTTTTCGGTCGGGAAACACAGAGGGGGCCAGGGGGCCGCGTGGCCCCCTCTTCTTCTTACCTTCTGACTCGATCCTCACGGCGCTGACCACGCCCTCTCCACCGCCTTCTGCACCTCCCGGAGATCCCAATGCACATACCGCTCGGTCGTGCTGATGCTCCGGTGAAGCAACTGCCGCCTCGCCACGCTCACCCCCGCCTCCGCAACCAACCGCGTCGCGCATGAATGCCGCAACCCATGCACCCATACCCGGCACGTCAACCCCGCCGCCCGCGCGAGTCGCGGCAACCCATGACTTAGCCAACTCGCCGACACTGGCCGCCCGGTCCGCACCAAGCTCGGGAACACCCATGCCTCCCCTTGGTGCCCCTTCCGCCGCAACCATCGCCCCAGGATCGCTGCGGCCACCCGCGGCAAGGCTATCGCCGCCCGCACACCCCCCTTCGTGCTCACTGTCAGCGTCCCGCCCGCCAGGTCCATGTCCCCCGTCCTCAGCAACCGGATCGCGTCCAGCCTGGCGCCCGTGTACCACAAGAGCGAGTACACCACATAGTCACGCCACTCCCCCCGGTCCGAGAGGTCCAACTGCCCCATCACCGCCTCGAATTGCTTCTGGCGCAGGACCGGATACTCCGGCGCCGGCGCGAAGGTCATCCCCAAACCCTCCATCCAGCACCGCGCCCCCAACACCTTCGCCCGCCAGTGCTCGTATGCCCGCACCGCCACGAACGCCGTCCGCCTCGTCTGACCGTTCGAGTACCCATCCAGGAACCCCCGCAACGCCGCTGGCTTCCCGTGCTCTGGCCTCCCCCGCGCATCCATCCACCCCCGCAAGTAGCATTCGTACCACTTCAGCGTCTTGCCCGAGACCCCCCGAATCCGGCGATCCTCCAAAAATTCCTCCAGCATATTCCCGCTCCTTGCCCCTGTAACAAGCTGTACCGTTAATTCTCTCGGCTCTTCGTAGTGAGATCATCACTGCCCGAAAGTCCCGTTTCTGCCCTCAAAATGGGCCTTTTATCCTATCAAGTCCCCGAAAACCACCCGCAACTCTCCCCTCCCGCGGAATCCCGGTACTGCGATTCCCCTTCTTGATTCTTAAAGAGTTTCAATAATGGGCGGCCCCATGAATGGTAGACAACGGGAACCGGAGAAGGAAAGGAAACGATCTGCCATTTGTGCAGCGGACTCTTAATCCGTTGGTTTGGGGTTCGAGTCCCCGGTGGCCTACCACTCCCGAAAATCCAACCCGGTTCCATCGTGGACCGGGTTCTTCTTGGCGATAGGCCCCCCTACGAATCAGCAACCGCTGGCAGCGCCCCCTGCTCTACCAATCGAAGAGGGCGGCTACTTCAAATTCTCAGACAGAATGCGCAAGCACGCCGTAAGATCCTGCTTCCGAAACGCGCGAATCAAGGCTTCTTCATCGGGTGTCAGTCCCTTGTTGGCCTTCCGCGTTTCCACGTACATCTTCAGAATCTCGACTTCGCTGTGCTCCAAGCCGTACAGGGCGGAGAGTTTGCGGATAACCGGTAATCCTGGTCTCACGGCTCCATTCTCGATTCTTGAAAGATACTCGCGATTGATCTTGATCCTCTCCGCGACTTCTCCTTGCGTCATTCCTGTCTGTAGCCGCCCCTTGGTCCATAAGGCCGTTGGGGCGGTAGTCTGCATGGTTTGTCACCTCCTTTCACCACACCGCATATAGCCTACCATGCACGCACAATAGACCGCAAGAAAAAAAACGACATTGCCCTCATTATTTAGCTTGACAAGTGTGCCTGCACGTGCAATAGTGGGCTTAAGGGTGCAAGAGGAGGTTCACACACCATGAAACGATTCGACCCCAAGAAACTGCAAGCAGCCATTGACGAGGCGGGCCTTTCCCCCGCGAAATTCGCCGGACACCTCATGGCCCGCGGCTATGTCACTTGCCAGCAACCCCGCCAACTCATTCTCAACTGGCTGTCCGGCAAAAACACACCTGGGTCGAACAAGTTGGCGGGAATCTCGGATGTCCTCCAGAAACCCACCGACTGGTTCCTCTCCGAAATGCCCGACGAAGAACCCGTCGCGCAAGAAGCGTAGCGGGGGCAGCACGTGAAAAAACCGCTGGAAAACGCACATAGTCATCGGACGCCAGGCGCCAGCCGTGTGCAAGTATCCGCGGCCGCCAGGGCCGGGGCACCCTTCCCAACTCTCGCCCCGGTCCTGGCAATTCCACCCAAACACCCCGGCAATCGCGCCGTGAAAAAGGAGAACATCCCGATGGCCCTCTTCCTCTTCAACGGCGTCCTGACGGACGGCTTCACCGCCAAACGAATTCTCCCTCTTACGCAAGTCCATTCCACTCAGGACATCTCCGAAATCCCCGGAGAACCCTGCGAAGTCCCCCGTTTCCTGCTCGAAAATCGAAGCGATCTGATACTCCGAGGACTCCAATCCGAGACCGGCATAAACCCCGGCTGGAGGCGCGTCTGGTGATCCCATACCCCGCCCACCTCTCCGAACCCGAAGTCCAGGCCCGACTCCTCTCCTGCCTGCTCCTCCTGGGTTACGACGCCCGCGCCGAAGTCCGTGACGGTCCCTCCGAATCCCGCTCCGGCGCCCGCTATGACATCGTCATCTTCCAGGACGGCCAGGCCCGCGCCATCATCGAAGTCAAACGGGATCGCCCCTCCTACGCCCCCGACATCGAAACCCGAATCGCCGACCGCGAATCCACCCAACGCCGCAAGTACCTCGTCACCGATCTCCCCGTCTTTGTCTGTCGTGGTCTTTCTGGTGTATCTCATACCCTCAAACTCATTCAAGCCGCAATCTCGCTTCCCGAGGAATTCCCAATGCAGAAACTGACTGAAACCCTCCAATGGGACAAGGAATGGTTCATGGACCTTCCCATGCAGTACAAACTGCTGTGGAAATACCTCAATGACAAGGCGGATTGGGCCGGCGTTTGGAGTCTTAATCGCCGCGTCGCCGAGATGCATATCGGACACCCCATCGAGTGGGAGAATCTCCCACCCTCATTGGAGGCAAGGATCGTCCGCTTGGACGGCTCAAAGTGGCTTTTGCCTGAGTACATCGCCTTCCAGACCGGAAATCGGGTCAAAAGTCCCGAAGATTTGGTCAGCGCAAAAGGCATCCATTCCGCTATCCGTAAAGCGTTGATTCATCATGGCCTTACGATCAAGAACGGCATCACCGTCAAAGGGTATGCATACCCTATGGATAGGGTCAAAGACAATGACAATGACAATGACAATGTAAAGAAGAAGGGGGATGCAGGGGGAACGGGACGCTCAGTCCAGAATCGCAGTTTGAAGCAGGGCGCGAAGAACCTCCCCGCCGATGATGGGAAGATCGAACCGATCAACGCCGCTTGGGTGGAGCGCGTCAAGCGGAGTCTCCAAGAGGAAGAATCTGGCTTCGAGCAGGATCCGGCGCATTGGCGTAAAGCTCTCAAACAGATTCGAGCAAACGGCGCCGATTCCGGGTCTCTGGAATTCCTCGAACCCGATGCGTGCGCCTACTTGGGCCATACCTCGGAAACCCTCTTCCTTGCCGCGCGTAGTGGTTCCGTCCGCATGATACTGAACTCAATCCAAGATCGAATCCTCATTGGTGCCCGCAAAGCGTTCCATCTGGAATTCAATCTGGATGTCTGTATG